CAAGATAAATTTGTGATCCAGACTACGCAGGATGTGACCGACATCATTCGCAAAAACAAGGTGAGCTTAAACGAAGTAGATAAGCATCAACCCTGGGGCGAATGGTCTAAGGTCGCATCACTGCCCTTGTCTATTTATTTTGATCTGAAGCAGCAAGGAATCTTGGACGATAAGAAAGCGTTTAAGAAATGGCTCAATGATCCTGACAATAAATATTACAGGACCAGAGGCGGGACAATTTAATGGCGATATCAACTTATTCAGAATTGAAAAGCGCAATCGCAGACTGGCTTAATAGGGACGATCTAACGAGCGTGATTCCAAGTTTTATAGAGCTTGCAGAAGCGGAGCTCACGCGAAATTTGCGTCACCGCAAAATGATTGCTCGAGCCGATGCGACGATTAATTCTGAATACACGCAGACGCCGCTTGATTGGTTTCAAACTCAGACTTTAATTTTAGAGACTGACCCGGTGACAACGCTCGAATATTTAACGCCCGAAGCGCTCAACGCAAAACGAGCGGCGAGCACTGCGAACGGTAAACCTTTGTTTTACACCATGATAGGAACAGAGATTCAGGTCTACCCGGTGCCGAGCGGAGACTATACCGCCGAGATGGTTTACTACTCGAAAATCCCTAGTTTGTCAGATAGCGAGACAACGAATTGGCTGCTTACTTTAGCGCCTGACATTTATCTGTATGGATCGCTTATGCAGTCAGCGCCATATCTGCAAGACGATAATCGGCTTTCGGTTTGGAACGCTTTATATCAGAAAAAAATAGAGGACATTTACATTAGCGATCAGCGCACCACTGGCCAAACTTCGGTGGTGATGCGAGCGGCAGTATTAGGATGAGACTATGGCTTTTTCAAATTATTTAGCGGGCGAGATACTAGACGATGTCTTTTCTGGCAATGCATTTACGCCGCCAGGGACGTTTTATCTTGCTTTGTATACATCAGCACCCACTGCATCCGGGGGCGGTACAGAGCTTTCAGGGAACGGCTATGCGCGGCAAACGGTTGCATTTACGACCACCGCGCAGCAGAGCTCAAATACGGCTGCTGTAGAGTTCCCAACGGCCACGGCAGATTGGGGAACCATTGTGGCCGTAGGGGTGTTTGACGCCAGTACAAGCGGCAACTTGCTGGCTTTTGGAAATCTTACAGCAAGTAAAAGCATTGTTAGCGGAGACGTTTTACGAATCCCCGCTGGCGATTTAGACATTAACTTAGCGTGAGCGTAGAGAGCGGATGGGGCTCAAGCGCTTGGGGTTATGGCCTTTGGGGCCAGGAGTCGAATGAAGATGTTGCGGCAACGATTACAGGAACAAGCTCAGTCACTGTTAGTGCTACTGAGTCGTCTAGCGCGAGTGCGGTTATTAACGGTGCGTGTGCAGTCTCGGTTAGCGCGAGTGAGGTATTTTCTGGACAGTGTGCGATCCAAGGCACTTCGAGTGTGGCAGTGGCTGCGCGGACTCTTTGGGAAAAACAAACCGCAGCCAGCACCACCTGGACCAAACAAGCCGCGTAAAAAAAGGAAAAAAGTAGATGCCTAGTACATACACGAATGATTTACGACTTGAGCTCATCGCGGTCGGCGAGGGCGCAGGGTCAGCACCCAACGACTGGGGCTCGAAAACAAATGTCAATCTCACAAGCATTGCTGGAGCTCTGGGCGCTGGCATAGAGCAAATGGCGAGCGATGCCGATGCCACAATTACAATGGCTGACGGTGCTGCTGACGAGTTCAGATCGCTGTTTCTCAAGATAACCAGTGCCGGAAGCCTGACCGCTACCCGCACGTTGACCTTTGCACCTAACACAATCAGCAAACTTTGGATTGTCGAGAATGCAACTACTGGCAGCCAATCAATTACGATAAGCCAAGGCAGCGGAGCAAACGTAACGATTGAGAACGGTAAATCGAAGATCATCTATACCGATGGTGCAGGAAGTGGAGCCGCCGTGGTTGATGCGCTAACCGATTTAGATATTGGCGGCACCTTCACAGTTGGAACTGCTGCAACTGGTGTAAGCATAAGTTCTGGTGCAATCGATTTGAAAAATAGTGGTGCAGTTTCGAATGTAAAATTTTATTGCGAGAGTTCGAATGCCCATTACGTTGAGGTAAAGAGCCCTGCGCACTCGACGTACTCTGGCAATGTTAATTTCACATTACCGCCAACGAATGGCACGGCTGGAACATTTCTAACAAGTGATGGGTCGGGCAATACCAGTTGGGCAGCGGCTGGCGGTGCTTATAACGATTGGGCGGTAAAGACAGGAACTTATACCGCCGTTTCAAAAGATCAGCTTATTGCAAACAGTGCAAGCGCATTCACCATTACGCTTCCTGCAAGCCCAAACGGAGGAGACACTGTAATTATTTGTAATGCTGGAGCCGGGTTGGTGACAGTAGGTCGTAACAGTTCGAATATCAATTCAGCAGCGGCAGACGGCACTTTACCTCAAGGTAATTCAGTTCAGCTTGTTTATGTTGATGGAACCATTGGTTGGTTTGAAATCTAGGAGAATAAAATGGCAGTTTTAGGAGCATCAGGAGGCGGTAAGTCTGTATTACAAACTTTAAGTTTTATAAATAGTACTACTTGGTCGCCTGCCCAAGACATGAACGCTAAAATTTATGTAATAGGCGGTGGTGGATCAGGAGGAGGAAGTACAGCAGTAGCGACTGGTGGAGGCGCAGGAGGTTGTGCAGTCACTATCGCTGATTTAGATGCTAGTACAACCTATACGATTACAATTGGCGCACCCGGAGCTTGTGTAGAGCAAACGTCTTCGGGAGTAAATGGTAATGCAGGAGGCAATTCTTCTTTTTCGGGCACTGGAATTAGCACAATGACAGGAAACGGAGGCGGTGCAGGAAAGTATGACACTCTAGCGAATGGCTCAGGCACACAAACAGGAGGTGCTGGGGGTGCTGCAAGCGGTGGAACTTATGGAAACTTCACTGGTGGTGCAGGTGGAAACATAACCGGTAGTGGTGGCTATTACAAGGCAAGTGGTGGCGGTGCTGTAGGACTTTGGGCCACAGGAACTTCTGGCCCCGCAATAACAGGCACTAATCAAAATTCTACTACTGGGTTTTACCATAATAACGGTGGATACATAATGAGCATGGCGGGTGGAGCAAGTGTTGGCGGCACTTATTTAAATTTTCGTGTTGACCAATATGACACCACTTATTCTGATTTAGTTAGAACAACTGCGGGAGGTTTAATAAGCCTATCAGGAATGGGTGGAGGCAGTCATATGGAGACTGTTTTATACGATTATGAGTATAACAACGATAGTGTCCAAGGGTCTTTGCCTATGGGAGTTGGAGGGCCGCCAATTTATAACAATGGAAACGTATCAATTACAAACATCCAGGCAGGGGCTTTTGCAGGAGGAGGAGCCACAGCCTCATCTACAACAAGCACCTATTGGGCATTCGGAAGTCCCGGTGGTATTGGTGGTGGTGGTGGAAGTACTTTGTCAATGAACGGAGCAGGTGATCAGTGGGGCATTACAGGACAGGGAGGAGTTGGTTGTGTCCTTATCGAAGTTTTGGAGTATAAATAATGACAATTAAAGTCACAAAAGATGGTGTGAGTAATTTAATTTTAGCTGATATGGAGTTTGCAGAAAAAGCCTATCCCCAAAGTGAGGGCTACTCTTGTGAATTAGTTGTTACAAGTTCAACAATATCTGATGCAGGGAAAGCAAGAGATGCAAGAATCTGGCGAAACGACGAGCTAAGAGGAACCGATAAAATAGCACAAACGCCCGACTGGCCTGATCGTGATAAATATATTGCATACCGCACAAAATTACGTGATTGGCCTAGCACTAGCGATTTTCCAGATACTAGACCAACGCTAGATGGATGATTTGAAAGCACACGAAAAGTTGTGCCTGGAGCGTCAACAAAACATTCTTGATCGCCTTGAGCGCGGATCAGCCAGGATGAATCGCCTGGAGCTTAGTGTCTGGGCGATTTACCCTTGGATCTTGGGCGTGATGCTGCTTAACTCTTATTTCGGATAACTCAATTGTTTGCGGAAATTTCCGCCATCCTTGGAATTTTAAACTCGGTCAATGCTGGCCTCAACACGCTGCGCGAAACTGGTGGCAATGTAGAGCAAGCGGTTGGAATTCTCGATAAATTTCAAGACGCTAACCAGCGCCTCGACAAGTGGGAACGCAAGAAAAAAACCCGCAAGCCTTTGAGTCAAGCAGACTCAATTAAGCTGGCTACTAGCCGGGCAAAAGCTGCCCAGGCAAGACAAGCGCTTGCGGATCATTTTCGTATGCTTCCTGGCGGCCAAAAAATTTATCAAGACGCAATGCGTTTGATGGAACAAAGCCAGCGTGAGCACACTGCTTATCTAAAACAAATTGGAAAAAAAAGAGCCGAGCGCAGAAAAAAAGTCGAAGCGCTCTCAGCGACGACCTTCATAATAATATCTTTTATTTTTATAGGGTGGTCGGGTTACTTTTTGTATGGTGAATACAAAGAAGCGCAACTCAAGTCAGCAATTAAAAAACTTGATGCGGCAAAAGAAAGACAACGCAACATGCGTAAGTGTGGTAGACCAAAATGTTAAAATAATAAGTTAGGTTTTATCCCATATCTGGGATTAGGAGGACCGTTGAAATTTGTCATTGATGGCGAAGAAATTGATTTGCAAAAGCTTGGGCAAGAAGCGCAAAACATGGCAGAACGAATGCAGCAGCTGCGAGACGAAATACAAATTTTAGAAATGCGGCAAAAAGAGAATTTAGTTCTTATGAACACCTATGCCGCTAGTCTTAAACAAATGGCAAATCCTGATCCAAAAATTGAAATTGTTAAGAAGTGAATTATTTTACCCCGGAAGAATTTATGTGCCAGCATTGTCAACAACAAGGGATCAAGAAAGACATCGTCGATGTGCTAAACATTATGCGACGAGAGTGCGGTTTTCCTTTTGTTGTCACCAGCGGTTACCGATGCCCAGATCATCCGATTGAGGCAAGAAAGTCGAAGCCTGGAAGCCATGCTGACGGTTACGCTGTTGACATTGGCGTTAGAGGCGAGCAAGCCTTGCAAGTCATTCGCTCGGCGATGAAGCACGGCATTAAAAGAATCGGCGTAAATCAAAAAGGTAACGGTCGATTTATCCACCTCGATGTTGATCCTAACCGGGTTAGCCCCGCGATCTGGAGTTATTGATTAGATGGCGCTTATTCCACTTGCAATCCCTCCAGGCATCGTCAAGAACGGCACAGAGTTTCAACAACTCAATAGCTGGAACGATGGTAATTTGATCAGGTGGTATGAGAGTGCCTTACAACCGATCAAAGGCTGGCGAACAAGATCAGCAAGTGCGCTTGCAGGGAGCGTTCGAGCATTGCTCACTTACATTGACAACTCAAGCAACCGACGCACAATCGCAGGATCAAATACAAAGTTATACGTCGTTCTAGAAGCTGGCCAGATTTATGACATCACTCCGGCTGGTTTCACGACCGGAAACGCTGATGCGGATCAGAATCTTGCTTGGGGCGGATCAACCTGGGGAAGTTTTGAATGGGGAACCTTGCGGCCAGACACTGGCACTTATTCGGTTGCGGACACTTGGTCGCTAGATACTTGGGGCGAGTATACGATTGCTTGTGCCACAAGCGATGGCAAGATTTATCAGTGGGTGAATAATACTGGTTCAGCAGCTGCCGTTCTAAGTAATGCACCGACCAACACCACGGCAATTGTCGTGACGGACGAGCGGTTTATTTTTGCGCTTGGTGCTGGCGGAGAAAACAACCGGGTTGAATGGTGCGACCAGGAAAACAACAACACCTGGACCGCAGCCGCAACAAACCAAGCTGGCGGCCAGAACCTTACCACTGATGGTTCTCTTATTAGCGGCCACAGTCTGCGAGGTGAGACGTTGCTGCTAACAACTACCGACGCTCACGTTGCTCGTTATTCGGGCCCGCCATTCGTTTACAGCTTTCAGCGAGTGGGGGACGGTTGCGGCACTATCTCCGCAAATGGGTGTGTGGCAGCTGACCAATTTGCTGTTTGGCCGGGACTTCATTCGTTTCATATCTATGATGGATCAGTCAGAGTTCTCAAAAGTGCCGTCGGTGATTTTTTCTTTAGCAATATAAACAAAGCGCAGCGATCTAAAATTGCTGGCGTTTTGAATTCAGAATTTAATGAGGTGTGGTGGTTCTATCCCTCAGTGAACAGCATCGAGAACGACAGTTATGTCTTTTGGAATTACCGCGACAACCATTGGAACATTGGCACACTTGCAAGAACGGCTGGTGCAGATTCGGGTGTGTTCCTTTATCCGCAAATGGTGGGCACTGACGGTTATGTTTATGAGCATGAGGTCGGATATGCCTACGACGGAGAAACGCCATTTGTTCAAAGCGGTCCAGTGGAGCTCGGGAACGGCGATAATTTAATGGTGGCCCGACAGTTAATCCCCGACGAAAAAAACCAAGGTGATGTCACTGCGACCTTTAAAACGCGCTTGTATCCAAACGGCACAGAGACAAGCCACGGTCCTTTCACTATGGCGAATCCAACGAGCGTAAGGTTTCAGGGACGGCAAGTTTCTATGCGAATTGATGCAGCAGAAAACAGTGATTGGCGAGTTGGCACCATGCGAATTGATGCCGTGGCAGGAGGCAAGCGATGATCCTGCCAACACCAAATGATCGATATGACCGGGTAACGATTTCGCAAACCAACCTGGCAATTGAGCAAGCCGATTATTTGAATCACAAAAAGAATCAGGACATCGAAGTAGGTGATGGTCGAGTCATCATAAAGAGTCCAAACGGCACCCGGTATAAAATCGCCGTTGATAATTCTGGCAACCTAAGTGCGAGTGCAATATGAGAGAACAAAGCTTACAAGCGCAAACGCCCCTCGAGGCAATGCTGCCTTACCAAGAGATGCTTGAGAAAGCATTGGAGTTCGGGCACAACACGCATTCTTTTCGAGACATTGTGCGAGGGGTGGCAAGCCAGGACATGCAGTTCTGGCCAATGGAAAAATCTTGTTTGGTCACAGAGATTTGCGAGTATCCAAACATGAGAGCCCTGCACATTTTTTTAGCAGCAGGAGATTTATCAGAAATTAAAAGCATCGATGAAACGCTCGGCGAATGGGCGAAGCAACTCGACGCACAATTCATAAGTTTGTCTGGGCGCAAAGGGTGGGTAAAAGCACTTGCCGATTTAGATTACAAAGTTGCGCACGTTACGATGTTCAAGGAGGTTAAATGAGTGCTTCAGGAAAGGGCGGTGGAAAAGGCGGAGGCCAGAATAGAAGTGCTGGCGGGTTAAAAACTGGTGGCGCTGTTCAGCCAATGGGCGGCGGATTTTACCAGCAGCCCATGCAAATGTATCAGCCATCAAGCACGCAGAGTATTTATAACCCAGGCAATCGATTGTTTGATCGCATGACACCAGGTTTCCAAAGTGATTACCGACCTGGCTTAGATTTTTATGGCCCAAGTCAATACAACGGACGCTTGCTGGTTAACCAGCCGAACCCCGGATATTACCAACAGTTTATGGCACCAGGCAGCAACTACGCGCCGCCTCCAGAGCCAGTGAATCCAGACCCAACACCAGAGCCTACGCAACCTCAAGGCCCGGTATATGATATGCCGCCGTTTATCGACACGCCTTTCGGAAGAATTGATTTGCGGTTTTTGCAACAAAACGCCAATGCAGCAACGAATCAGCCGCAAGCTGCTGCTGCACCTCCTCCAGCCCCGGTTGCGCAAGCCACGAATCAAAACGCTGGTGGTGGCTTTGGATCTCCTCTTGGGGGTACAGATGGTGGCTTTGTCAAGCCCACAGGGGGTTACGATGGCAGTGGGATAAATCCCAACGACATGTATGGCGACGCGGCAACCAATAATTCAAGCGCTCCGATCTTAGATCAGGCGGCTGGCAATACGCCGCAGATATCGCCATACGAACAAAGAATCCAAACACTAATGGGTCGCGGAATGACGCGAGAACAGGCTATGAAAAATCAAAGTAGCGCTATTAGTCAGGGCGCAGATTACGACCTTTCAGGATTTGTCACCGACGATGAGTGGCTCAGATTTACAGGACAATCATAATGAGTTTCGGAAAAAATAAATCAGAGAGTAGCCAAACATTTGATCCGCAATTGAAACAAGCGCTTTTAAGCGTTTTTAATGAGGGTCAGCGACTGTACAACACCATGGATTACGCGCCTTACACCGCAGCCACCGTGGCCCCATTGTCCCCGATGCAACTTGCTGGGATGCAAGGTGTGGTTGATGCTGCCCAGGCTGGCATTGGCCAAAACGAGTTAATGAACGCAATTAACACTACTGGCGCGCTTACGAATTTCAACCCGCTGGCAGTTGGCGCAGATACAATCGGTATGGACAGAGTTGGTTCAAGGGACATTGGTCCAGGCTTTATCTCAGAAGAAAGGATTAATCCGTTTGCGGCGATCAATGCACAAAACATTGGTGCAGAAAGATTCCGAGATCAGAGCCTCACCCCTTATATGAATACGTTTGAAGATACCGTCGTTGATTCTGCATTAGGCGATATTGAAAGAGCTAGGCAAATGCAACAAAACCAAAACGCTGCAAGCGCAATTAGCGCCGGAGCGTTTGGCGGCGATAGGCAAGGGATCGTGGAAGCGGAAACCAACCGGGCGGCTCTCGAACAGGCTGCCAAGACCGCTGCCGGACTTCGGCAAAGTGGTTTTGAGTCAGCAGCTAAACGCCTTGAGGCAGATGCTAATCGAGGGCTCACGGCTGATCGCAGCAACCAAGCAGCGAACTTAACGGCAGCCAGGAGCAACCTCGCAGCGGAGCAAGCCAGAGCAACTCAAAATGCCCAAAATGCGTTAAGAGCAAGATTGGCCAATCAATCGACTGATCTTACTGCGCAAGGACGCAATCAAGATGCAGCGCTCAGGGCTGCGCTGGCAAACCAATCAACGAGATTCCAAACAGGCCGTGCGAATCAGGATGCGGCATTAAGGGCAGCGCTCGCTAATCAAAACGCCGTTAATGACGCAGCGAGAATGCGACTGAATGCGGCCAACCAACTTGGCTCACTTGGTCAGGATCTGAGAGGCAGTACTTTCGCGGACATGAATGCAATTTTAGGCGTGGGTGATCTGCAACAGCAACAATCCCAAAGAATCCTCGATGATCTGTTTGCCCGGTTCCAAGAAGAAAGAGACTTCCCGCTCAGAATGTTTGATGTGTTGAGAGGCGCGGCGGGCATCTTGCCTAATCCTTTGACATCGAGATCGTCACAGAGAGGATTTAACGTGGGCGTTCCGGGGGCAGGATAAATGAAAATACTCGAAGCAATAATTGGAGGGGTCGGAGATAGCTTGCAAAATACTGCATCAAATCTTGGCGATATCGTAAGCGATCCAATGTCTTATTTGGGTGATGTGTTTAACAATAGCGGCATTAAACAACTTTTCAGTGACCCCGAGGAATACGCAAAATTTATTGAGCAAATGATAAGAAACGCACCCGCAAACTCGCGCAGTTCAGGCGGTTTTGTGGGAACGCCATATACTCAAGCAGTCGGACCTATGGCCCCAATGGGTGGTTTTTTAAATCAAAATCCAAACTACATGAACACTGATCAACTTATTTTACGAGGATTGTTATGAGCGAGATGGCGCTTGTAGATGAAGAGTTAGTACAGCGACTGAATGCGTTGCCAATCGATCAACGTAACGCGATCATGCAAAATGTTTTAAATCCTAGTCAACAAACGCTTCAGTTGCCCTATCCATATACACCCGCAACAAATTTGCGCGAGGGGATAGGAAACTTTTTCAACAACATAACTTTAGGTACGAGACAAGCGCTTGGCATGGCTCCTACGATAAAAGGGCAACTTGCAAACCAAACGTACATAAAAAACTTTATCGACTTACAAGAAAGTGCGAAAGAAATTCAAAGAGGAGAAAACCTCAGAGAGTGGTACAAAGCTAACACTAAGATCAAGCCAGAATTAATTGAGAACGCTCCTTTAAATCAACTTGAAAGTTTGTACGGAAATCTTGTAGGAGACATAGAGTACATTCCTGGTGCTGGTGTGGGACAACGTAACTTGTCAACTAACCAGGCAACAATTCTCGGGCAATCGACGACTGATCTAAAAGAATACGAAGTGCACGTCGGTCAACTAAAAGCGCTCAACAGCACCTTGCCTGATGAAAAAAAAGAACCGATCCCTAGTTTTACAGACTATATAGAACAGAAAAAAGTTGTCGAAAGGACACCACCTGCTGCGTTACAAATTTATGACAGGATGTTGGAGTTAAACCCAGAACTTGCAAAGCAAACACCAGAGCAACAAACTGAACTGCTGAAAACAATTATGCGTCAAGGTAGAGATCCTGATTACATTTTCGCTGAAAATTTAGCAAGATTGCGCGGAAGTTTAGGTGGAGTCGAATTAACTCCGGGGCAAATAGAGCTCGACAAAAAATTTGCAGCGACAGTTGAATCTTATGAAAACGCAGGAGGCTACGCAAATAGTCAGCGCAACTATAAAGAACTAAATGGTTTGATTGCAGGTTTGCTTGCAGAGCCTAGAGATGGCAGTTCTTCAATTAGCGGCAGAGTTGTTTTTGCGACACCTCAATTTGCAAGAAGTGCAAAAGCAATTGATACGAAAGATCAGATAGATCGAATCATTACACAAGATTTGAGACAAACGCTTGGCGCTCAGTTTACACAACAAGAGGGTGAGCGCTTTGTTGCTTACGCCTATAATATCATGCTTCCTCCGCACATTAACGCGAGAAGGCTTGCTCGTATGAGAAACGCAATGGAGCAAGCGTCAAAAGCGAAAAGAGATTCGATTTCTTATTTTAAAAAGAACGGCACCCTAAAAGGATTTAAGGGGCCAGAAAATGTTGCGGAAGGGATTTACGAAAGCATTTTCAGAGAAGAAGATTACGCAGACTTTGACGACAAAGAACTTGCAGAAATGTTTGCCCGAGTCGTAGACGATCCAAATACTTTCGATGAAGAATTTGAAGTGATCGCAGATTTGTTGATAAAGCGGAATATCGATTTAGGCGCTTACAACGTAAAATAAAAAGGAAATTTTAAATGGCTTCAGAAGCTAACCGCAAACAAATAGAAGCGATGCGAGAAAAGCGCTTGCAAATTAAAAAGCAAGGTGGAACCGAACTAAGCTTTGGCGAAGTTGCAAGCCAAGCTATAGGGAACCTTCCAAAAAGCGCATTAAAATACGCAGAAGATTTAGTCACGCCAATCACTGATCCAGTGGGCACGGCAAAAGGTTTGTATTCCTTTACCACTGGCTTGATTCAATTAGCAATCCCTGGCGAACAACCAGATGAGAAAACCGTAAAGGCAGTCGGAGATTATTTCGCAAATCGTTACGGATCGCTCGAGGCGTTTAAGCTCGCAGTCGCAGAAGATCCAGTTGGTGTTGTTGGTGATGTATCAACGGTCCTAACTGGCGGGGGAATGTTAGCTGCGAGAGCTCCAGGCATGGTTGGTAAAGCAGGGGCTGCACTAGAAGAAGCTGGTCGCAAAATTGATCCGCTCGCAGTCGCTGGAAATACATTACAAGCAGCAGGAGGAGTTGTCACGGAAGGAGTGCCAGCAGCCATTGGCATGACAACTGGCGCGGGAGGAGAATCAATTCAACAGGCTTTCACTGCTGGCCGGGTAGGCGGCGAAACAGATAGAAGGTTTGTCGAAAACTTACGGGGACAAGAGGAACCCGGCGCGATTGTGCAAGATGGCATTGCGGCTTTGCGAAGACTCAAAGAAACAAAACAAAATAAATTCGTAACCTCAAGAGAGGCGTTAAACCTTGAAAAAATGCCAGTTGATTTTGATGCGCTTGCAGAAAAAATAAATGAGTTCGCAGAAAAATTTAATTTTGAAGGCGTGTCCGAACTCTCTGAACTTGGCCAAAGCAAATTGGCAAAAGTGCAAAGTTTAGTTTCTGATTGGCAAAGGAGCCCTGCGCTACATAATGCCAAGGGTTTAGATATTTTAAAAAGAAGAATTGATAATGAATATCCCGCCGGAATTAACCCTGGCGATGAGGCAGTTGTCGTCGCACAAGCTAGAGACATTATTAAAAAAGAAATCACGGACCAGGTGCCTGATTATTCAAAGGTCATGCAGCCCTATGAAGAGGCCACCCGGCTCGAAAGAGAATTGCAGCGAGCACTATCACTGAGCGATAAAGCGTCGGCAGATACTGCACTCAGAAAATTGCAAAGTGTGATGCGCAATAACGTCAATGCAAACTTTGGCAATCGACTTAAATTGGTTGAGCGCCTCGAGGAAGCAGGAGATTATTTTTTATTACCGAGGATTGCAGGGCAAGCACTGAACTCGCCTACGCCTCGAGGACTGCAAGGACTCGCTGCGACAGGAACTGGTATTAGTGGGTTAACTAATCCAGGCACACTGGCAGCACTGCCCATGTTTTCGCCCAGAGCAATGGGTGAGGTGAGTAGGGTAGCTGGAATGACGCGAGGACAGTTAGATCGTGCATTTGATGCGCTTCCAAAACGAGATAATTTAAGTCCACAACAACAGCAGCTGTTAGATATGATTCCAGACTTCCGGCAACTGCAACTCCCCTTGCAAGCCTCTCGCTTAAGCGGAGCTATTATGAACGAAGACCCATCAGGACAAATGACTCCTGAAGAGCTCCGAAGGTTGATGATGTTGCGCGACGAGCAACGCATTCTGATGCAGTAAAACCAACCTCAAAAACAACTGGTCACGTAATTGGTCACGTATTCAAGCTCTTAAAAACCAAACCCCTTGATTTTACTGGGCTGTAGAGCATTGGTGGCGGAGGGGCAGGGAGTCCCACCTTTGTGACTACCATTGACAGTGATGAACAAAAACAATGACTTAGCTACATAACCTTTGACAGTTGTTGCCAGTTAATGCCAGAATGCGACATCAAATGGTCACGTATATAGGTCACGTATATGCCAAGCAATTTATCAGATTTCGCTATCAAAAATTTAAAAAGCAAAGGTGATTACAGGGTTTCACAAAGTCTGTATGTTCGAGTAAAAACTCATCCAAGATTGGTTAAAGAATGGCGTATCCGCCAAACAATCGACGGCAAACGCAAGTGGATCTATATAGGCTCCTACCCGGCAATCTCTCCCAAACAAGCTCGAGCGAAAGCAGCCGAGCTCCTGAGCTCCGACCAAGCGCCCCAAGAAGTTTTACGCGAACAGAAACAAAAGAAAGTTGCGAGCGCCAGGAGGACTGAAAAGAAAGTTACTTCTTTTGCAGTGGTTGCTGATGACTATATAAAAAACATTAAGCGACCAGTTTGGAATGACAGAGGTCGAAGCGAACAGTCCTGGCAGAACACTTTGAACAGTTACATTTTGCCAGTGATCGGCAAGAAAGAAATCGAGGACATCTATCCCGACGATGTTGTGAAAGTTTTAAAACCAATCTGGACCACCAAACACGAAACGGCAGTTCGCACTCGATCTCGTGTAGAAAATATTATCGACTACGCAATCGCAAAAGGCATTAGCGAAAAACGTAATCCAGCACAGTATAAAAATTTGCTCGAGAATCTCTTACCGAAGTTTAAGCCAGAAATAAATCACCATGCAGCATTACCGTTCGATGAGCTCCCAGGTTTCATTTCTGAGCTATGGGATAAAAAAGAAGGCTCCTACGATGCCCTAAAATTGATTTCGCTCACTCAAGTACGAAGTAATGACGCCAGAGAGGCCGTATGGGACCACTTTGATTTGCAAAATGGCGTGTGGATGTGCCCGATTCAAAAACTGGGCGGGGAAGTTCACAAGCTGCCAATCCCTAAAAAATTACTCTGGTTATTGCAGGAAAGAATAGAAGTTACGAAAGATGAAAGATTGTTTCCTGGCCTTGGGAGAAATAAATTTATCAGCAGCAATGCGCTCGATAAATCTTTAGACGTTTTCTCTCGAACTGATGCCGTGGGCAAGCGAGTCACGATACATGGTTTCCGCTCTACTTTTATGGACTGGGCAACGGCCACTGGTGCAGGAACTCGAGAGGACGCAGATCGTCAACTCGGACATCGAGAGAGAAATGCGGTCCTCGCGGCGTACATGAGGACCGACCTTTTCGACAGGCGCGCAAAATTAATTCAAGAATATGAGGACTTTGCTTTCTCTGATGTTGCTTCCTCGAGCCATTGATCAATTTCACTTTCGACAAAATAGTGGCGGCGTCCATAAGGCTTGCTTGGTTTTGGAAATGTTCCGCCGCTCTCAATCATTCGGTAAATCGTGCGGGTACTGATCCCGCATTTTTTTGCTGTTTCTTTCAACGACAACAATTTCATAAAAATAAAACTCCTACTAAAACTATTATGGTCAACGCATAGCCATAGACACTTGGCCACGCAATTCGTTCTCTCCAATCGCCAGGGTTTTCTCCCCAGCTTCGTCTCTTCAAAATTCGCATGTTCCTCCATCACACCCAGTTTGGTTCAGGTATGCTTGCAGTTTTTGATCGTCCACTTCTCCGAGCTCTTTTCCTTTTTTTCCTTCTACTTCTTCTATTAAAAATTCGACGTAGTGCTTTATCTTTTTCAAATCTTCAATGCCGTTTTTCTCTCGCCACCGAGAGATGTACTTCACAATGTTTCCTTCGATGTAACTTAATCCGTTGGCCTGGATATATTCGATTGGCTGTATAGCCATGCCTTTGTAATGATCGCCGCCGATTTGTTTGTCATAAGCGCTCATAATTTGCTCTTTCTGCAATTTCTTTTTTATCTGCCTCGAGGGCGTAATCTTTATGCACCACACCGAGTTTAGAATCGCCTCGAGTGTGCGCTTTGACCCAAGTTCTTCTTTTAAACTCGCCGTGCTCATTTCTTAATATGCGCCAATGTCCTCGAACCTGGTGCTGCCTTACGCCGTAGTGCTCCTCTCGACCAGGAAGCGGGTCGCGTATTTCGATGCCTTCTTTTGGCAAAGCAATCTTTGCACGATAGTAGTGATCTTGCGGCGCAATTCTTGGCGTTTTAGATTTCCTGCCAATTACGCCCATCACCTTTTCTGTTTTAGTCCAGGGATAATTCAGCACGTTCATTAAATAAATTACGAAACGTAGTGCAGTAGGAATATATGATAAATATAAGATATTTAGTGACTTGTGATTTTTTCGAAATGAAAAACTAAAGTTTTCGTCGATGAGCACGTTGTCGCATAAATTTCGATAACTATCATTTCCATAATAAATGTATCCCTTAGATTCATCCCAATGACGCAACGTGCCTTCCCCATCATATGTGTTATCTTCATAAGTCAGTGTGCGACCTTGTCGATCTATAAAAATTCCAGGCGGCATCAAACTGAAACCGAATACGTGAAATGATGTGTAGTGTTGAATTTCGTCGATTCGGTTTGGTTTGGTTTCATCATCAAACTTATGTGCGCGAAGTTCCCTGATATTTCGGTCACTACGGTCTGTCGGGATTACGATGACAGGTGCATGGAAATAATTTTCATGGAAAAATTTAAAGTTTAGTGCGTTGACAGGATTCTCTCTCCCCTCAATAAGCTGCTTACTTTCAGTAATCAAACACCCGAATGTTCTTGATTGTGCATTAATCAAATCTTTTATTTCTGGCCCATAATCGTCGTAATGGCCGAACTCGAAACCGTGTTCGATATTTTTTGAATCAAACTCGACCCATACTCGAGGGAACGGCAAACGAAAGTTATCAAAATAGTTATAAAATTCGTTTGGTGTTTTTTTAGAAACATAATTGTCCCAAACAAAATTCATAAGATCGTTCTCAACATCAAAACGCTTCGCAGTGCGCAAGTCTATTCGTAAATTCGCACAGCATTTCTTTCTTAATTTTTTTATGTTTTTTGAATTGACTATTTTTTTTGTTATCGAATCTTCCATGGAAAAAGGAGTGTCGTTTTGTTGCACCATATATTCGTAATTTGGCAAGTTGTTAGGTTTATCGAGAGCTCGATTCACAAAATTATAAAGCTCTCCTACTTGTACTGGTTCCATTAAGAATCCTCTTTTTTGTTTTCTAAGATCGATACAATTTTTTCTAATAAAGCAGTCACCTCTCCGGCCCACTCAAGCGCCTCTCTAGCGTCATCATCATCGATCTCAATTGTTATTTTTGTCATCCGGCAACCCTCCCATCGAATGTCTGTTTAATCTGATCAACGGTTTCATCACCGATGATCCTGACGTCTTGAGCGAGGCTGATCTCAATAGATGAGTACCCTGGCTCGCCGTTCAAAAATTCTTTGCCATTCTGCGTGTTTTTATATTTCACGCTCTCGCCGTCCATCTCTTTGAACTCCGCCCAGTTTTCTATCAGGTGCGGGATGAAGCGATGCTGGTCGCAGCCTTGCTTTTGTAATTGGCGCGTGAGCTCCAGGTTTTTCTTTTCACATAGCCAGCGGCCATCTTCTTTCTCTGGCGTGGAATGAACACAGGTCCGGCAATTAGCCTGGGGCGTTGCCTCGTAATGACAGAGCTCCTTATAGTCGCAGAAGCGACATTTGAAAAACGTCGGGTCTTCACTCAACTTTGTTGGCGGAGACTCGGCAGCCACAATCGCTTCGGCCTTTGCCTCAATCCTGGCTCCTTCGTCTCGGTCATACTCGACGCGCTCAAAATAAAGTTCATCATCATTTTTATTTACGACAATGTAGGCGGCAAACTTGAGGCCACTAAGATGCATATAGATTTGCATCTGCGCATAGTGAACTGGCTTTGCTGACCGTACTCCTGCTTTCTGCACCTTCTTAAATTCTTTATCGCTTGACGTTTTGAATTCGGCTAGGTGCCACTCAGGATGATCTGGCAAATTTTTTAGCGCACCGTCCAGATGTCCACCGCCATGCCCCCAGGCAAAACTCACTGCGAATTGCTCACCAGTTTTTTCATCAACCTCATAGCAATCGACGCCAGCGTCGGTTAAATATTTGATCAATGCGGGTTCCTCGCGATGGCCTCTATCGAAGAGGCGCAAGATGCGAGGACCAAAGACAATTAGCATCGCCCAACGAAATGAGTACCAAAGTTTCCGCTCACACTCTTCGCCGATCTGACTACCGCCGAGGTAGTGCCGCCCGACCGATGGCGGATTGTTCTCCGCCACGGCCAGGTCGATTGCTTCAATGAGCTCTAGCTCTGCCAAGGGGCTTTTTCCTCTCCACCAAGGTTAGGCACTGGATCATCGAAGTTGCTTTGGTTGGCTGCCTTCGTTGGTGCTTGAGGAGCCGGGGCTGCTTGAGGCAGCGGCTTGTATTTCTTAATCGCTACTCGCTCAGTGCCGTCTCGCTTGTCTACGTCAATTTTGGTTTCAACGATAAGCTCATTATTCAAAATGTCTTCTTCGTTTTCTGCCGTGCCGGAAAGGCCAATTGCCCTGCACAATCGAGAGAGCTCCTCAACCGCAATTTTCTCAGCAACAGGATTACTGTGCTTAATGTTATAAAAAACACTAAAGTCCTTGCCATCCTGTGGGCCGCCTTTGACCTCAAAACCAAGTCGCAACCATCTCCCGGTTCCTTGGTTGTTGTCTCTTTGATCGCTATCAAAAATCACCACTTGGTAATTACCTGGCGGGATTGGTGTGTTGTCGTAAGAAGACTGATCCTGCTGGTCTTCAGACTCATGCTGAATAGAAAAATTTAAATTACCCATTTACTGCTTGCTCCTTTTTTTCTGGATTAGTTGATTCTTTTAATGCAGCCATGAATGCGCTCCAACTTAATTGAATCTCTCCTTCTAAGTTGTACCGATTCTTGGCCGTGTGGTGAGGTCCACCAGTGGTGACTAAAACTCTCTCGCCAGTGTCGATACCTTTGTTGCGAGTCTGGCCAAAGCCCTTATCTTCTTTGCGCAATGTAATTTTGTGCTTGGCAAAGAAAACGCAGTCCACGGTTTCGGCAACGATCCCTGAGCTCTTTTGGTGTAGTTTGAGATCGTGCTTGTCTAATTGGCCATACTCCGCATCGTCGATTTTCTTTTGCTGATTGTGTGCTATTAAAATGATTGCCATCTTCTTTTTTTTCCGCAGTGTCTCGAGCTTTTTTAAGAAGACTCGCCATTCCTGAGCGGCAGCATTGTAGCCAGCACCATAGCCAGCCTTATCAATGTTGGCCCAGCCGTTCTTTTGGCATAGGTCTGCCCAGATCAAAGGCTCGAGGTGGTCAATTGAATCGACGACCAATGTGCCGTATTTGTGGTCGTTGTTTAGAAGACTGTCCACGGCCTCGAGGACTTCCTCGTAGCTCGTCGCAATGCCCTCGCTACCAAAATGGAATGTGTCAATCTCGAGCATCCCATGCCCTGCTTCGGTTTGAATGAAAATAGGAGAGGGTGCTTGGCTTGCGAAAGTGGTCTTGCCAACCCCGCTGGTGCCGTGGATACAAATCATTGGTGGGCTATCGAGCCCCTTGGTTTTTTTAATTGCGGATAAATCTATAGCCATACGTTTTCCTTTTGTTTTAAAAACTGGCGGGAGTCATGAATTTTCTGAGCTCTCTCCCGCCAGCCGTGTTGCCAGGGGATTCAGAGCTCAGATTGTTCAATTGTTATGTTGGGTTTTTGGGGTTCACTTACGATGCAGCGCGAGAGAATCTTATAAGTCTCCGGTTCGTTGTTTTTGAGATATCGCAGTCGCTTGGTGTCCAGCACTTCGCTGATTTTCAGCGGCAACATATCTACCGGGATTTCGTCACGGACTTCGTTTAGGGCTTTGCCATCAAAGCTGCGTTTGATTTGTTTTTTGACGACAATTTTTTTGTTGTGCCGAGTCGTTGTGGTGGCCTGGCCTTCGACTTTTTGAGCTAGGAGGGGAAGCATTCGTTGTTCGACTTCTAAACGCTTTTTTCTTGCGCCTTCCTCGCAAGCCTTTTGCATCAGCCAAATTTCTGCAAGCTGATCGAGGTCGGGCTCATTGTGATTGACGATTTCTAGATGTGACATAAGTTGCCTCTCTTTGACTGTTTAGGTCAAAGATATAGCAACTTGTTTAAAGTGGCAACTAATTTAGAACAGGTTTATCGCTTAATGCGATAAATGTTTGACTCGAGAATCGGCCAGTTTCTAAACCATTGATAAAATTCTTCTTCTGTTGATCCCTCCAAACCGTCAATTTTTAGTTCTGGAAAAACCAATAAACGATTTTTTTTCTTAGCATCTTTGATCATTGCTTCCCGCAGATTTTGAGGCACGATTCGTGCGTATACGTTTCTATGCAAACGCATCATCAAACTTATGTTCGTTAGGCCACCAACGGACTCATGCGCACAAACATAAATGGAACATTGCGATAACAGCAAACCGTCCTGGTTTTCCATGGAATCAGACAATAACTTTTCGACACCTTGGTCATGGTAGACCTTAGTGATGTGAGGGTGATCATACAACTTAGAGCAGAGCTCTTGACATCTTTCTGGATTGATTTCCCAGGCTTCGCCGTGAATGTCGTCCATGTGATACAGCTGCAAACCTAGTGTTTGACTGTAGGTGCACTTTAAGCCTCTCTCGTAAAAAACGTCATCGACGAATTCGCTTACGAATGCCTGGCGGATCTGATCTTTTGTAAAATCAAGCGTAAGTTGCTCGACCTCTTTCTCGCCGCTATTCGCTATTTGTAGACGATTTTCCCACGATTTTTTCATCTAACTTTTTGTCCTGTGATTTTCCTATCAAACTGTTTTTTATCGAGACTAGTGCAGTAAAATCTTCGTCGCTCAACAAATCAACGTCCGCTAATTGGCTGAGTCGATCTGCTTTGCTCGGTACGTCAAAAATTTGATCTAACAAAAATGAGGGTCGAACATTGTAGAGTTTGCACAATGCGCCAATAAACTCAGGTTTTGCGACCCTAGCTTTTTTACTAGGTTGCTCCCATTTTTGCAGAGCCGAATGCGCAATTTTAACGTCATATTTCTCGAGTAAAATAGAGGACAGTTTCCTAAAACTGTACCCGCGAGCTTCACGCAATTGTTTTAATCTTGTGTGAAGTGGGACTCTCTTTGTCATTTTTTCGCCTTTTTGTTTATGTGTCAGTCGTTGACAGTTTTTGACAACGGAGGACAGTTGTACCACGTACACAATTCGTTGACAACAATTTCGATTAAAGGCTGTTGAAATCGATTTCGCTTTCACGTAAAAATTGACCTCTAATTGTGAACGGTTTGTTACCCTTGATGCTGCCAGAAAATGTTTGGAATCCGATAAAAAATTATGGCATCACGGCACTCGCAAACGATCTAAAAATATCGCGCCATGCCATTTATCAGTGGCACACTCGAGGAAGAATCCCACCTACCCACGTTAAAAATCTGATGCAGCTGCTAGACCTTGAGCTTGATCAAATCGCGGAGGCAATTTGGCTTGATGGTTAGTGCCCGCGAAGAAGCGCAAAGACTAATTGAAGAGGGACTAACGGTCATCCCTGCGCACCCGGTCAGAAAACATCCTCTTGTTCCCTGGGCCCAGTGGCAAACCGAAGATCCACCAGATCATTTATATGAGCGTTGGTTAGGCAGGGAGTTTGAGGGGGCGAACTACGCCATCGTATGCGGCAAACAACTGGTGGTCATTGATGCCGACAGCCAGGAGGCAGAGGTCTGGATAAAGGAGAATCTGCCGTTCACGCCGCGCACCGTTAAAACTTCGAGAGGCCGACATTTTTATTTTCAGGCATCGCCAGATTTAGAAATAAGAAACAGCACCAACGCCAATGCCAAGATAGATGTGCGCGGTAAGGGCGGCATTGTCATTGCTCCAGGCTCAGTTCATGAGAGCGGGGCCGTGTATACCGAGGAGGTGGTCGAGGGGTTCGACGGTGATTGGAGAGAGTTGCCGCCTGTGTTTCAGGCAGACGTTTTGCGCATCGAGGACTACAACAAGGGAGGGTTTCTTCTTGATCCTTCAAAACTTGGTGTGGAGGAAGGTGGCGTTGGTGTCAGTGGACGCAATGACGCAACTGCGAGGAAGGCAGGACACCTCATTAAAGATGGCCATTCCTTAAACGAAACAATCGAAGAGCTCCTCCAGTGGAATCAATTTAACCGACCGCCCTTGGATCGAGAGGAGGTCATCAGGACCGCTCGCTCTGTTATGCAAACGCATGAGCGCAATGAGGGGGTGAGAGAGAAAGAGAAGGAAGAAACAAAAGAAGTATTGAAAGGAGAGCTCGAGCCAGTTGCGTTTGCCTTGAGCGATTTCTCGACCATTCCGAAAAGAGATTGGATTTACGGACGCCACTACATCAGAAAATTTTTAAGCGTCACGGTCGCAGCGGGAGGCACCGGCAAAACTGCGCTCACCTTAGCCGAGGCAATGGCAATGGCCAGCGGTAGAGACTTGCTGGGCGTTGAAACGGAAAAGAAAAGAGTCTGGGTTTGGAATCTGGAAGATCCGCTCGAGGAGCTCCAGAGGAGACTCGCGGCCATTTGCATTCATTTTGGTATCGAGCCAAGTGAGTACAAGGACCATTTGTTTGTGAACTCAGGTAGAGATTCGCAGTTAGTTCTCGCAACGCAGGAAGGCAATCAATCGGTTCTTACCCCAGCCGTTGATGTGGTGACGCAATTCATTCAGGCATACAACATCGACGTCGTTGTAGTCGATCCCTTTGTGAGCTCGCACCGATTAAACGAGAACGACAACACTGGCATGGATCTAGTCGTAAAGGCTTGGGGCCGCATAGCCGAGGAGGGCCACTGTGCCGTGGAGCTCGTCCACCACGTTAGAAAAGCACAAGCCGGGGCGTCAGCTTCTTACGGTGATGCGAGGGGCGCTTCAGCCTTAACCGATGCCGCTCGCCATGTTCGCCGTCTGGTGAAGATGACGCCGGATGAAGCGAGGCTCGCCGGGATAGATGAGAGCACTGCTTGGCGTTATACGAGAGAGGCAGATAGTAAAGACAATTTAGCACCACCGACAACGG